CGAGAAGGTTGATGACTACCTATCTTATGCTGCTGAATCATGGATGAAGGAAAATTCACTCCAGATTGAGCACGGAATTAAGACTGAGATGGCAGAATCATTCTTCAAAGGTCTAAAAGATCTTTTCCTAGAGCACAACTTTACAGTGCCCGAAGAGAAGTTTAACCTGCTAGATGGAATGGCAGGCGAAATAGATGATATGGAAGCTAAACTCAACGAGCAAATCGAATCCAACGTTTCTTTAAACAAGAGAATTGGAGAGTTTGTAAAAATGGAAATCGTGAACGAATGTGCTACAGGACTTGCTGAAACCCAAAAGGAGAAGCTTGCATCTTTAGCCGAGGGTGTTGAGTTTGAAAATGAAGAAGATTTTCGTAAGAAAGTCGAAACTATTAAGGAATCATACTTTACCAAAAAGGCTGAAGTCGTTGCAGAAACTGCAAAGACTGAACCCACCGAGGAAAGTTCTGAACCCCTTGTAGAATCCACAACGAGTACAACGATGGGTAAATACGTCGATGCAATCGCTCGTTGGTCCACATAATTGTAAATTAAAACTACTTAACTTAAAGGAAAAATGACTTTAAAGAACCTTCAAGAAAAGTGGGCACCCGTTCTAAATCACGAAGCACTTCCAGAAATTGAAGATGCTCATAAGAAAGGCGTAGTCGCACAACTTCTTGAAAACCAGGAAAAAGCATTAATCGAAGAAGGAGTTATCACTGAAACCCTCCAGACTGCTGGAACAGGTGGATTTGCTACTGCTGCTACCGCAACAGGTCCTGTTGCAGGTTTCGATCCAGTATTGATCAGTCTAATCAGACGTTCAATGCCACAATTAATTGCATATGATATCGCTGGCGTTCAGCCAATGACTGGTCCTACAGGACTTATCTTTGCAATGAGAACACAATACGGAACAGAAAGATCTCCTGCAAGTTCCGACTACAGAGAAGCATTCTTTAATGAGCCTAACGCAGGTTTCTCTGGTGCTGATGGAAATCGTCTTGCTGACTATGACCCAACTGCATCTGGATCTGCTATCAACGATGCTGAAGGTGCTAACCCAGCTCTTCTTAACGACAGTTCACCAGGAACTTACGAGTTGACAGGTGATGCTCAAGGAATGAACACAACTGCTCTTGAAGCAATCGATGACAGTTCTGCTGCCACTGCTTTCAGAGAAATGGGTTTCTCCATCGAGAAAGTTACTGTTACTGCTAAAGCTAGAGCGTTAAAGGCAGAGTACAGTATTGAACTTGCTCAAGACTTGAAAGCAATTCATGGTCTTGATGCAGAGCAAGAGCTAAGCAACATTCTCTCAACAGAGATTCTTGCTGAAATTAACAGAGAAGTCGTTAGAACTATCTACGTCAACGCTGTTAAAGGTGCTCAAAACAATACTGCTACTGCAGGTATCTTTGACCTTGATGTTGACTCAAATGGTAGATGGTCTGTTGAGAAATTCAAAGGACTTCTATTCCAGATCGAAAGAGATTCAAACGCTATCGGTCATGAGACAAGACGTGGAAAGGGTAACATCCTCATCGCATCTGCTGATGTTGTGTCTGCTCTTGGTATGGCTGGCGTTCTAGACTACACACCTGCACTTGCTGGTAACAATGGTCTAATCCCAGACGATACTTCATCTACTCTTGTAGGAACACTTAACGGACGTATTAAGGTTTATGTTGATCCTTATTCTGCTAACGTAAGCGACAAGCATTACTATGTTGCAGGTTACAAAGGAACTTCTCCTTATGACGCAGGTATATTCTACTGCCCATACGTTCCACTACAGCAAGTTAGAGCAATCAACCCTAACACCTTCCAACCAAAAATTGGTTTCAAGACTCGTTACGGTATGGTTTCTAACCCATTCTCACAGGGACTTACTCAAGGATCTGGAGCACTTACTGCTAATACTAACAAGTACTACAGACGTGTTCAAGTTGCGAACCTCATGTAATTCAGATATTACATATCTTTTTAAGAGAGTGCTTGACACTCTCTTTTTTTATGCTATAATATATTTGTTGGACGCAACATGGGAGTGACTGAATAAACTTACTGGCAACCGCTAGTTAAGGTGATGAGACACAGGTGGTGCTGCTACGAAAGTAGAACCGATTCAACCGATCGGGTCTCAGGCAATAACGTTTTTACTTCTGTAGTAATGCCCGTTATTTGTTGGTATACAGGATTCCAACCTCCCTCTTTTCTATATTATGGTAAGACCTTCGGGTCTTTTTTTGTGTCTAGGTATAAACTCGTAGGCATTTATTTTTGTGACTAAAGTGTTGAAATGTGTTGGTATAACAATAAATAGTGGTAGAATTAGGGAGAAACAAGATGTAACCAAACTCTTGTATATCATGAATTCTAAAATGGAGAAACTTTATGCAACACAATATAGAGTCGCACAACCAACTATCCGCTTGGAATAATCAGCAAGATCAACTTCTTAACGAATACTACGAGTGCTTGATAGAATGTGATATAGGACAACACGGAAGTGATTGCAAAAGGATCTGTAAAGGCATTTTAATCAATTAAACCTAAACGAAATAAAGAAGGGGTCAAAAAGACCCCTCTTTTTTTATGCTAAATACTATTACTGATGGATTACATTATGGACTATAAACCATATTCTCCTGAGTGGCATCGTAAAAGGTATCTACAAGAAGCGATCTTCAAGTACCTTGACGATTATATTGATAACGATATCATTATAAATGATATTAATGATATTCTCTCTGAGAGATCGGATGACGCATATCAAGAGTATACAAAACTCAATCAATTAAAAGCCAAACTCAGAACTGATTAAAAAATGCTTTCAACCCAATACCGACTTCGATTGGATGCGATCTGTAAACAGATTGTCAATGGTGAAGATGTCAAGCTAGAAGACATGATTTGGGCACAAAAACTAGCGAAAGTAAATACCACTGCTGCTACTTGGATGCGACAAGCAAGGCAAAAAGCAGCCAATCCCGAAATGAAGGAGGGAGGGACGGACGATTTTCTGAATAGGATGGGATTAGGTGAACCCGACCCATCCGATCAAAGAACAGGGTTCGATAGTGCAGATGACATAAGCGACTGGTTTAATAGAAAAAAACCTGACGACTGGAGACAACGAGACTAATGGCAAACTGGTATCAAGACCAACTAACAAACAGAAACTTTCTTTCCCCTATTGGGTTTTTATTCCTTTTGAATAAAGCAAAGAAGGTATCTTTTTTATGCCAGAGTGCAGAGATACCATCATTTGAATTAGGACAAGTTGATATACCCGCAAGAGGTTTTGCTGCTTTACCAAGAGAAGGTAATATTAGATATGGAGATCTGTCTATTGAGTTTATAGTTGATGAAGATCTAAGAAATTATATGGAAATTCATAATTGGATGCGTGCTTTAGGAACACCTTCAGACACGAAAGAAAGAAGAGACTGGCAGAATAAATTTGCAGATGATCCAACAGAAGATGTTAGATTCTCAGATGGAACTTTACAAGTATTAAACAATAATAACCTAGCAAACTTTGATGTAGTATTCAAAGATCTATTTCCTGTAGCATTATCTACTATACCATTTAATTCATCTGAAGATGATAATGACTTTCTAGTTGCTACTGCAACTTTTAGATATACTTTGTATGAAATAAGAAACGTTAATACACAAACTAAGCGATGAAGATACTTGAGTATATTATTTTAATGGGAGTGATTGTATTCTTAGGGTTTGTATTCCTGTTTGAGTTATTAGATCTTTTTGTGGTGAGACCTATCTATCAAAAGTTATTTAAAAGGAAAAAACGTAGGAGAAGGACATGAAATTCGAGTACAAGTTTGAACATCACTGGGGTGGTAACGATAACTGGTACACCAAATCTAAGAGATGGGCAAAGAAACAATCACCTTGGTTATCTCATTTAATTACAGGTTTTATTGAATGGTTGCATAAAATGTGGATTGATGGTAAAATAATTATGGCTATGGACGACGTTGATCGTCAGATAAATACTATTCATTCTGAATGGGAGGCAAATGACAGACAAATTACCCCACACACAGTGGAGACAGGAGTATTTGGAGATGAAGGCTGGTCTATCGAAATCACAAATCCTATTGTTGAAAGAAGGACCAACACAACTAGCACAGGCATGGTTACTCCAAGCGATGCACAACGATTACAAGAAGATGAAGGGGATAAAGGAACCTCCTAGTCGTGAGTCTGGATATCAAACAACCATGAAAGAATGGTTTGCTAGTAATAAGGATCAAGGTCTATGAAACTAACTCAAGAAGTGATAGACCAGATCC